AGCTCTGAGGACACCATTGAGCACTTGTTGGCGCCGTTGCGTCTGGCTCTAGCCGAAGCAATGCAGCTAGCGAAGTGAATTTGCTTTGATTGGGTATGGTATTTTAAGAGTATGGGCAACGTGACGAATGTACCAGCGGGGCAATACGAGAAGGGCGACCCCGGCTTTGGCGACACCGGCAGCGCCGCGCGCTTTTTCTACTGCGCCAAGGCGAGCAAGCGGGATCGGGATGAGGCCAACATCCACCCCACCGTCAAACCCACCGCACTGATGCGCTACCTGTGCCGCCTTGTTACCCCCCCAGGTGGAACGGTACTCGACCCGTTTATGGGCAGCGGCAGCACCGGAAAAGCTGCGCGACAGGAGGGGTTCGACTTCATCGGCATCGAGCGTGAGGCGGAGTATGTAGAAATCGCCAAGGCGCGGATTGCTGCCGTGGAATCACAAGCCAAGCAATTGGAGTTGCTATGACTGATCTGGCCTCGCTAATTTCAAAGCTACCTGAGCACGAGCAGCAGAAGTTGCTGTCTCAGGTCAGTGCCTATAAAGAAGCGGTTGAGCGTGAGAAAGCTCAGGCCGACTTCATGGCGTTCGTGAAGATGATGTGGCCATCGTTTATCCACGGTCGGCACCATGCTTTGATGGCCAAAGAGCTTGAAGCCATTGCCAATGGCAAAAATAAAAGATTGATTATTGCTCTTCCGCCCAGGCACACAAAGAGTCAGTTCGCCTCTTATTTATTTCCGGCATGGTTTCTCGGTAAATATCCAGACAAGAAAATTATTCAGGCTTCCAATACGGCTGAGCTTGCTGTCGGATTTGGCCGGAATGTCCGCAATCTGGTTGGGTCGGATATTTACAGGAAAGTGTTTCCAGGGGTTGATCTTAAATCGGATAGTAAAGCGGCTGGCCGATGGAGCACGAACCACAGCGGCGAATATTTCGCAGTTGGGGTAGGCGGCACAATGACCGGAAAAGGCGCCGATTGCGTATATTTTTTGTCTAGTGTACTGACCAATAAAGGCAATTTGTTTGCATATCAAGTGCAAGTGGGCGACATGGTTTGGACTGAGCAAGGCTTCAAGCCAGTAGTTGCGAAGATGCAGACCGTCCATGAAAATACGCACGTCATTGATGGCGAGTTGAGAGTGTCTGCAAACCATCCAATTTTTGTGTTTGGCAAAGGGTGGGTCTTGGCCAAAGACATTCACGAAGGCGACGCACTTTACACTTTGAGCTGGTTTGATAATATACGAGTCGTCTATCACTCGTTACTACGCCATGCCGAACCAATACTCGAAAAACAACCCGCACTACTCCGCGCACTCTCGCGTCTATCTAATTTGGGCTGGGATGCGGCAGAGATGCTTGAATCCAAACGCGCCAAACTACGCGAACTATGGAGGTCGTGGTATCAAAGTGTGCGAGCGATGGACTTCGTCAAAAACATTTATAGACGACATGGGGCACCCGCCGTCGCCATCGCATACGTTGGACAGAATCAATCCGAACGGGGATTACTGTCCAGGGAATTGCAGATGGGCGGATGTTCATACACAGCAAAACAACAAGAGAAGCTGTGTGCAGATCACCGCATTCGGAGAGACACTCACACTAGCTCAGTGGTCGAGAAAAACAGGATTGTCCAGGGATCAGATCAAACATCGAATCGAACAGATGTGTATGCCACCAGAGGAAGCCCTGACTGCTCCTCGCATGAGTTGGACACAAAGAAAGGTTATCAAGAAAGCCTTGGATGGCTCCGTAATCTGTATGTACAAATCATTGGCAGCAGCACGCAAAGATCATCAAAATTCGGCAAGCATTTGGAACGCTTTAAGTGGAAAAGCCAAAACTGCTTTGGGATTCCGCTGGGAGTACGCCGAGTAATTACCAAACAGGTTGAGCCCAAAAAATTTGAACAGTTCATCAACTTCACAGTTGCTGACACGCATACGTTTTTATGTCATAATCGTTTAACGCATAACTGTCTTATCATAGATGATCCACACAGCGAGTCCGAGGCCAAGCTCGCTCAGGGCGATCCTACGGTATTTGATGGTGTATATGAGTGGTATACGTCAGGGCCGCGTCAGCGCCTACAGCCTAATGGCAGCATAGTAATAGTGGCTACACGCTGGTCGGACAAAGATTTGACTGGCAAAGTTCTGCGTAATTCTAGGAATGAAGACGAGTGGAAGGTTATTGAGCTTCCAGCCATTCTTCCATCTGGCAATCCACTATGGCCTGAGTTCTGGAGCCTTGAGGAATTGCTGGCCCTCAAAGAAGAACTCCCCGCGTATAAATGGAATGCTCAGTACCAGCAAACGCCCACGGGCGAGGCGGGTGCAATTGTTAAGCGCGAGTGGTGGAGACGATGGGAGAGAGATCGGCCACCTGCCTGCGAATTCATTATTCAATCCTGGGATACGGCTTTTACAAAAGGCGAGAGGTCGGACTATTCCGCCTGCACCACTTGGGGCGTGTTCAATCTTGATGAAGATGAAAACAACGTAAATATAATACTTCTGGATGCATTTAAGGATAAGTGGGAGTTTCCTGAACTAAAGCAACAAGCTCTTGCATCTTGGAAAGAATGGCAACCAGATGCTTTCGTGATTGAAGCCAAGGCCGCTGGAGCGCCGCTGGTGTTTGAGCTAAGAAGGATGGGCATCCCGGTGAGCGAATATACCCCTTCGCGTGGTAACGACAAGTTCGCTCGACTCAACTCGGTTACAGACCTGTTTGCCTCGGGTAAAGTGTGGGCACCAGACAAGCGGTGGGCGGATGAGGTCATAGAAGAGATGGCGAGATTCCCGAATGCCGAGCATGATGACTTGCTAGATAGCTCCGTCCAAGCCCTTATCCGATTCAGACAGGGTGGATTCTTAAGATTGCAGAGCGACGAGCCGGAAGAAGAGATCGGATGGCGTCGTAAAAAAGCCAATTACTGAGGTAAAGCATGGCAAATAATTTTGATCGGGCATTGTATAGCGAGGTTCCTCCTCTTAATCTGGCAGAAGACGCGCCTGACATTGAGATTGAGGTTGAAAACCCGGAGTCTATGACCATAGGAGTAGATGGCCTTGAGATTGATCTTTCTCCAGAAAAAGAGACGGCGGATGATTTTGATGCAAACCTTGCTGAGTTCATGGAAGAAGGCGATCTTCAAAGCATTGCTGCTGATCTTGTTGATTTGGTGGATGCTGATATAGGCAGCCGGAAGGACTGGTCAGACACTTTTGTTAAGGGTCTGGAAGTGCTGGGCATGAAATATGAAGACCGCACAGAACCTTGGAGTGGGGCTTGTGGTGTGTTCTCCACGGTACTTACCGAAGCGGCCATCCGGTTCCAGAGCGAGTGCATCACCGAAACCTTCCCTGCTGCCGGCCCGGTCAAAACGCTCATCATTGGCGAAGTCACGCAGCAGAAGACAGAAGCAGCGGATCGCGTCAGAGACGACATGAACTACCAGCTCACGGAAGTGATGCAGGAGTACCGCCCTGAGCACGAAAGATCGTTGCTCAATCTTGGCCTGTCAGGATCGGCGTTCAAAAAGGTCTATTTTGACCCGTCTTTGCAGCGCCAGGTATCTATGTATATACCTGCCGAAGACATCATCATGCCCTACGGCGCGACGGGTGTAATGTCGTCAGAGCGTGTCACGCACCTGATGCGAAAGACCAAGAACGAAATCAGAAAGCTGCAAGTAGCAGGCTTTTACAGAGACATCGAGCTTGGCGAACCCATCCAGATTCCGACAGATATTGAAAAGAAGAAGGCTGAAGAAGAGGGGTATACCATCACCGATGATGAGAGATACCAGATTCTTGAGATTCACGCCGACTATGAGCTGCCCGGATACGAAAACGAGTTCGGTATTGCGTTGCCCTACATCATCACCATTGATAGAGGTAGCAACAAAGTTCTCGCCATCCGCAGAAACTGGATCGAAGAGGACGAGGCCTACGCCAAGCGCCAGCACTTTGTCCAGTACACCTACATTCCCGGCTTTGGCGCCTACGGATTCGGCCTGATTCACCTGATCGGCGGATATGCCCGAGCCGGCACGATGCTGATCCGGCAACTGATTGATGCAGGCTCACTGGCGAATCTTCCAGGCGGATTGAAGTCACGCGGCCTGAGAGTCAAGGGCGACGACACGCCCATCGCACCGGGTGAATTCCGCGATGTTGATGTGCCGTCAGGCAGCATCCGCGACAACATCATGCCCTTGCCCTACAAAGAGCCGAGCCAGGTTTTGATGGCACTTTTGGCGAATATCACCGAAGAAGCCAGACGTTTGGGCGCGATTTCCGACATGAAGATCAGCGATATGTCGGCAAACGCCCCTGTTGGGACGACGCTGGCTTTGCTGGAGCGGCAACTCAAGACCATGAGTGCGGTGCAGGCCAGAGTCCATTTCTCGATGAAGCAGGAATTCAAACTGCTGAAAGCGATTATTCGGGATTACACCCCAAGCCAGTATGAATATACCCCTGAGAAAGCCGATAGAAAGGCAAAAAGGGAGGATTACGACCTGGTTGAAGTGATTCCGGTCAGCGATCCCAATAGCGCAACAATGGCGCAGCGGATTATGCAGTACCAAGCCGCTATTCAATTGGCTCAAGGCGCACCCCAGATTTACGATTTGCCACAATTGCACCGTCAAATGCTGGAAGTATTGGGCATCAAGAACGCCGACAGGCTTGTTCCCCTTGCAGATGACATGAAGCCGCGTGATCCGATCAGCGAAAACATGGCATTCTTGGCAGGAAAGCCTACCAAAGCCTTCATTTATCAGGATCAAGACGCGCACATTGCGTGCCATATGTCGATGCTGCAAGACCCGCTTCTAATGGCCCAGATTGGACAGTCGCCAATGGCCCAGCAAATGCAATCGGCCATCATGGCTCACGTGGCAGAGCACTTGGCATTCCTGTATCGCAAGAAAGTTGAAGAGCAGCTTGGCGTTCCCATGCCAAAACCAAACGAAGAACTGCCGGAAGACGTGGAAGTGCAGCTTTCCCGGCTCGTGGCACAGGCATCGACACAGGTGTTGGCGCAGAGCAAAGGTCAGGCAGCACAACAACAGGCCCAGCAGCAGGCCCAAGACCCAATGTTTCAGCTTCAGCAGGCAGAAATGCAGGTCAAAACACAGGAAGTTCAGCGAAAAACGCAGAAAGACGCCGCAGATGCAGGTCTCGCACAGGCAAGACTCTCTCTGGAGCAGCAAAGAATCAACAACCAGGCAGAGGCAGATCGTCTTCGCATTGCACTTGATGCACAGCAGCAAAAAGACGAGCAGGTACGTGACTTTGTAGATCGTATTACCAACATTCAGGGGCAGTAATTGGACGACAAAGTATTGATGCTACTGACCGCCAAGATTGAAGGGCGGCGAAAACAACTCATGGAATCACTGGCAGACGGCGGGCCGAAAGACTTCGCTGAATTCCGGTATATGTGCGGCACGATCCGAGGTCTTACGTTCGCACAGCAAGAAATCGAAGACCTCGTGCGTAATAAAAGGGATATGGATGATGAGTGAGTTGATTATCAGTGATGGTCAAACAGAATCGGTGCTGCCGGATACTGCGGAAAAGAAGGCAAAGCAGTTGCCTGACCCGGTGACGTATCACTTGCTTTGTGCGCTGCCGGAAGTTGAAGGGCAATACGAAAGCGGTATCGTCAAGTCGGCCCAAGTCATGCAATTTGAAGAGATATTGTCGCCAGTTTTGTTTGTGGTGAAAGTTGGCCCGGATGCCTATAGCGATAAGACGAGATTTCCAAGTGGGCCATCGTGCAAGGAAGGTGATTTTGTGCTGGTTCGCCCCAACACTGGAACTCGCGTGAAGATTCACGGCAACGAATTCCGAATTATCAACGATGATTCAGTTGAGGCTGTTGTTGAAGATCCTCGCGGCATTAAAAGGGCTTAATCATGGCAAATAAACTTGAATTTGAGATTGAAGACGAAGAATCGCAGATGTCCGAAAACTCCGAACAAGCGGAACTTGAGATCATTGACGACACGCCCGAAGCTGATCGCGGCCGTAAGCCGATGGAGGAGCCGCCGAAGGAGTTTACCGAGGACGAAATCTCTTCGTATAACGAGGGTGTGCAGAAGCGGATCAAGCACTTTACCAAGGGTTATCACGAAGAGCGCCGCGCCAAAGAATCAGCCCTTAGAGAGCGCGAAGAAGCACTGAAACTTGCTCAATCCATCGTGGAAGAGAACAAGAAGCTCAAGGCAACCGTATCGCAGAATCAAGAGGCTCTGCTTGAGCAGGCAAAGCGCACTACGGTGTTTGAGCTTGAAAAAGCCAAAGAGGAGTTTAAGAAAGCCTACGACATGGGCGACTCCGATGCTTTGACATCTGCACAGGAAAGTCTTACATCAGCCAAGATCAAGGCTGAACGTGTGGCTAACTTCAAGTTACCCCCTTTACAGGAAGATGAACCTAAGCTACAACCTCAGTCAGAAGCGCCTCAAGTCCGGCCTGATGCAAAGGCAGACAGGTGGCGTGATAGCAATGAGTGGTTTGGGCAAGATCGTCGAATGACTGCTTATGCTCTTTCCCTCCACGATGAATTAACAACGGCAGAGCATATAAATCCTGCCAGCGAAGAATACTATCGGCGGATTGACTCGGAAATGCGCGAGCGATTCCCCGAGAAATTCGATTCGGATGCGCCCCCTCCGAAGAAATCACAAGTAGTCGCACCTGCAACGAGAAGCACCGCGTCAAGAAAGATCGTGCTGACTCAAACACAGGTGAATCTCGCCCGTAAGCTAGGCATCACACCCGAAGCCTATGCCCAAGAGGTTGCGAAACTTAATAGAGGGAATGTTTAATGGACAAGCAAGTTAGAACACCGCGTGAATTGGAACAACGAAGTCTGGCCGAGCGACCGAAGGCATGGCGTCCGCAAGGGCAATTGCCGGATCTGAATCCCGAGCCAGGCTATGAGTTCAAATGGGTTCGTGTCTCAATTCTTGGTTTGGACGATCCAAAGAACATTGCCACTAGCTTTGGTGAGGGTTGGGAGCCGGTAAAGGCATCAGAACACCCCGAAGTCACGCTGTTCGATACGGGCAAATCCCGTATTCCGGACAGTATTGAGATCGGTGGTTTGTTGGCGTGCAAGATTCCCGCCGAGTTCATGCAACAGCGTACCGAGCATTACAACCAGAAAACCGAAGCAGCGTTGCGAGCTGTGGACAGTAACTTCATGCGCGAAGGCGATCCGAGGATGCCTCTGTTCAAGAACAGAGATACAACCACGACCTTCGGTAAACGATAAATTTAGGAGCGAAATATGGCTTATCCGACCGTTTCAGTTCCGTATGGCTTGGCGCCTGTCAATCGTATTGACGGCATGGCTTATGCGGGTCAAACCCGACTGATTCCTATTGCTTCTGGCTATGCCACAGCAATCTTTTTTGGCGACACCGTGAAGGTGGATGGCACAGGTTTCCTGGTTGCCGACACCGGCACCAACAACGCAGCCCCCGTGGGCGTGCTCGTTGGCGCTCAGTATGTAAATAGCTCTGGCCAAAAGGTTCAAGGCCAGTTCTATCCCGCTGGTTTGAGCACATCGACAAACGTGGCTCTGGGTTATGTGGTGGATGATCCGATGGCCGCCTTCAAGGTTGCCGTTGTCTCCTCCGGCACAACCATCGCCACTGTTGGCCGCGCCGTAGTGGGCTCCAACATGGCGCTGGTACAGACCGCTGGCTCTACAACTACAGGCGATTCGTATGTGGCCGTGCTGTCCACCAGCACATCCACAACCAACACGCTGCCGGTTCGCGTGATTGACGTGGTGCCCGAGACAGCTACAGGTGCAGACGCATTTGTGGAACTCGTGGTGAAGATCAACACGCACCAGTACAACTCTACAACTGGCGTCTAAGGAGCTAATTCATGGCTATTTCCCGCGCACAGCAGCTAAAGCAACTGCTCCCAGGCCTGAACGCTTTGTTCGGCCTTGAATATGCTCGTTACAACGAAGAGCATAAAGAAATCTACGACGTGGAATCCTCCGAGCGTAGTTTTGAAGAAGAAGTGAAGCTGTCTGGTTTCACCGCCGCTCCGGTGAAGCCCGAAGGTTCCGCGCTGTCTTACGACAACGCACAGGAAGCCTGGACAGCTCGCTACAACCACGAAACTATCGCAATGGGTTTCTCGATTACCGAAGAGGCAATCGAAGACAATCTGTACGACAGCCTGGGCTCCCGCTACACCAAGGCTCTGGCCCGTGCGATGGCTTACACCAAGCAAGTCAAGGCCGCTTACGTGCTGAACCAAGCGTTCAACACCACCGTGACCTATGGCGATGGCGTGCCCCTGTGCAGCACCGCTCACCCGCTGATCGCCGGTGGCGTCAACAGCAACCGTCCGACCATCGGCACCGACCTGAATGAGACTTCGCTTGAAGCCGCTGTCATTCAGATCGCCGGCTGGACTGACGAGCGTGGCCTGCTGATCGCTGCCAAGCCCCGCAAGCTGATTGTGCCCCCGTCGCTTCAGTTCGTTGCCACACGTCTCCTGCAAACTGAGCTCCGCGTCAGCACCACCGACAACGATATCAACGCGCTGAAGAACAACGGCTCGATCCCCGAAGGCTTCGCCATCAACCACTGGCTCACCGACACAAACGCTTGGTTCCTCAAGACGGATGTGCCGAACGGCCTGAAACATTTCGTCCGCACTTCGATGCAGACTGGAATGGACGGTGATTTCGATACAGGGAACGTAAGATATAAAGCCCGCGAGCGTTATTCTTTCGGCGCCTCGGATCCGCTTGGCATCTTTGGTTCGCCCGGTTCGTCCTGATAGTAAAATCAAGCACTTAGCTTGGAAGCCCGCCCCTAAAAAGGCGGGTTTTTTTACGTCCTTGACTTCCGAAAGCGGTGGTGTATCATTCCCAGTATCGTAATCACATGAGGCGATATGGACACCGCAAATCTTCCCAAGAGCCGCGCCGAAGCAAAGGCGACTGGGGCCAAACACTACTTCACTGGAGAGCCATGTGTTCGAGGGCATGTTGCACCGCGCAAGACTAAAGGCTCGTGCGTAGAGTGCGTGAAAGAGGACTGGGTAATTGACAACGAGAAACGGAAGCTAAAGCCGAAATCGGAGGCAGCAAAGGCGGCAGGTAAGCGGTATTACGAAAAGAACCGAGAGATGGTCAAGGCACGGGCAAGCGCGCGACCTAGCCACCAGAAGATGCAGTATCGAAACAACCATAAAGCCAATAACCCAGAGATGTACAGGGCGCTTAACAGCGTCCGCAAACGTCGCCATCGTGAGGCAACCCCGCCTTGGGTGACGCCGGAGCAAAAGCTGGCAATGAGAAAGTTATATCTCATCGCAATGCAGCTAACCAAATCCACTGGTGAGCGATATGTAGTGGATCACATCATTCCGCTTCTCAGCGAAGAGGTATGCGGTCTGCACGTTCCATGGAATCTGCGCGTCATCACCCAGGCTGAAAATTTGCAGAAGTCGAACAAGATTATTGACCCCACCCAATTCACCTGATAATAACCACTCACCATCATCAACAAGGAATGACAATGACCGAGAAGAAAATCACCCTGGCTGGCCGGAAACTGATGATTGCGATTCCGGCGTATGACGGGAAGATCAACATCTCTGCGGCCTTTCAGCTACCTAAACTGGCCTTATCGGCAGCGCGACATGGATTCGAGATTCACCTGGCTCACCTGTCAAGCTGCTCGATCATCACCCGAGCTAGGAATTCGCTGGTCAATCAATTCCTGGAATCCGATTGCACCGAGATGCTGTTTGTTGATTCGGACATCAACTTCACCCAAGAGGACGTGCTCCGGATTATGGCGCTTGGCACCGATAAAGATATTGTTGCTGGGGCATATCCGAGACGAGCAAAAGATCAGATGTTCTTTGCTGATATTTATTACAACGAGCACGGCGGTGTAGAGCTTACAGAGGACGGTTTGCTGCGGCTGAACCGAATTGGAACGGGATTTATGTATATCCGTCGCCATGTTCTTGAAACGCTGCGAGACGCACACCCCGAGTGGAAGTATTGGGTGGATGTAGAAAAGAAGCATCACTACGCAATTTTTGATTTTGCAGTCACAGAAGCCGGATATATGGGAGAGGATTACCTCTTTTGTGATCGGGCCAGCAGTCACGGCTTCAAAATCTACATTGATCCTGAAATCAATCTCGGGCATTTTGGTGCAACAGAATTCACCGGACATTTCGGCAACCAAGTATTGCAACCGATGATTCAAAACACAATCTCACAGATGAATCAGGGCAGGGAATTTCCTTGACAGTATTGCTTATCAAGGATAAAAAGGTGTATCCGGGAAACCCCGGTAAGTGCGACAGCCCCGGCTGACTTCATGCAGACGCCCTTACCGAACTCGCATGTGAGGACAATATGACGTATTCAACTTTCAGCGGCCCGATCCGTTCCGGCACCGTGCGCGAAGGCGCTGGCCGCAATACTGGTTTGATTGTACTGACGCAAGCCTACGACACAGGCGATCTGACAGGTACTGTTGTTGGTACTGTCGACGTCAACTCGGGTATCACCCTGCCGCAAGGCGCACAAATCCTCAACATCCTGATTGACCAAGTGGTCGCTTCGACTGCTGGCACAACCACGGTGTCGGTGGGCAATGCCTCCGGTGGCGCACAACTCTCCGCTGCTGTCGCTACGACTGCTGGTGGTCGCTTCACAGGCACCACGACAGCCGCTACTCAGTTGGCATGGCAGACCTCCACCACAGCGGACACAACCGTGTGGATTCGGAACGTCACGGCTACTGCCACTCTGACAGCGGGTCGCTTCATTGTTACCGTGGTCTACGCGCAGCGTGCGTCGGATGGCACTGCTAACCCTGTTAGCGCTTAATTAGGAGCGCATCATGGGGATGCAAACTGACGTTAAGGCGCTGTCTTTGGCAGCGTCCGGAGCGGTGACTGACGCCCGAACCCGAGTGCGGGGGATGGTGATTGAGCCGGGCGCTTCTGTGGGCAGCGTCATCCTGAAAGATGGCGGGTCTGGGGGTACTACGGTACTGACAATCAATACTCCAGCGGCGGGGCAGGTATTTAACGTGCTGATCCCCGCCCAAGGCGTGTTGTTTGAGGTCAGTGCTTACGCCACGCTGTCCAACGCAAAAGTTACAGTGTTTTATGGCTAAGAAGGCTGTGTCATTGGCGGTAGGGCGAGGAGAAAAGCTTCCTGTATCTCAGGGAGCTGGCCTTACTGCCAAGGGCCGTGCGCGGTACAACGCGGCTACAGGGTCAAACCTGAAAGCGCCTGCGCCGAGCCCTAAGACCAAGGCTGATGCTGGCCGTAAGAAATCGTTTTGTGCCCGAATGAGTGGGATGCCCGGTTCGATGACGGATGAAAAAGGGCGGCCGACTCGCAAGGCTGCTAGTCTTAAACGGTGGGGCTGTAAATGATCGAAGCTACAAGCGAGACTGTAAAGCATACTGTGGATGCCTTATCAATCGTTACCGTTGTCGGAACCTTGGTAGACATGTTGCCTGCTATCGCAGCGGTATTCACAATCGTGTGGACAGTGATTCGCATCTACGAGACGGATACTGTTCAAGGATGGTTGGGCAAAAAGGGGAACCGAAGTGCCGAGTAGCTCAAAGAAACAAGCCGACTTCATGCGTGCCGTGGCCCATAGCCCCAAGTTTGCCAAGAAGGTCGGCGTTCCTGTATCAGTAGGTAAAGATTTCTCTGCGGCTGACAAAGGCCGTCAATTCAAAGAGGGTGGCGAAATGGCTAAAGAATCTAAAGCAATGGTTAAGAAAGAAATGGCGTTCATGAAAACCAAAGGCGCTCCTAAAGCGATGGTTAAGCATGAAATGGCAGAAGCCAAAGGAATGAAAAAAGGCGGCGCGTGCTACGCCAAAGGCGGCGGCGTAGAGATCAAGGGCAAAACCCAAGGCAAGATGGTCAAGATGGTCAAAGGCGGGAAGTGCTGAGATGCCTAACTACATGAAGCCCGCGCCAATGGCGATTGAAACTGGCGAAATGAAGCAAAAGAAATATATGCGAGAAGAAGGTGCTCGTGCATCGGATATGCCATCTGCTGAGAAGATGGAGCAGATCAAGCGCGAAATGGAATATCAGCGCATGGATCGAGCGGAGCAGCGTGCAGCAGAAACCGCGCCAACAACACGTCGCATGATGGGCCAGAATTTTGCTAAGGGCGGCAAGGTTGGTTCTGCTTCTGCACGTGGAGATGGCATCGCCAAGCGCGGCAAAACAAAGTGCAAGATTGTGTAGTGGAGGTGTGCTTTGATAGCAAGCCGTGGGATGGGGGCAATCAGCAAGAGCAAGATGCCCAAGGCAAAGAAGATTGTTCGTAAGGATCATCCGCAGGATGTGACGATGTACGAACAGGGTGGCAATGTT